CCCAAGATGTTCATTGGGTATCTTCTCTAACGCTTTGCGATCATCCTCAGAGAGATGCTTCGCTAAAACATTGGCTGTCTCTCCGGCGGTTTTCTTATAATCCTCTCCGTCCTTACCAAAAGAATCCTTGAGGATTGTTTCCATACCGTCTTTTGAGTACCTTTGCGTTACGACTTCTTTCTCAATACCGGCATAACCGGAAATGATTTTATTAGCCAGTGCTTTTGGCATACCATTATCAAAAAGCACCTTGGCGATCTTCCCCGTAATTTCCTTATTCGTCCCCTCAGGGAATACATAATCTTCTATCTTTGTATCTCCCCTAAGGTTAGCCAGATAAGCGTTTATTTCTTCCGGCGTACCTTTATCCATATCCGGGACAACCGTCTTTTTACCGGCTAAGCCGTCCAAGTTGTCTATAAGCTTATAGACATCCTCTTGGGTCTTAATCTTCTTGGCCCAACCCTTTTCAGCGTACTCCTTGGGAACGCTGAAAGTACCAGGTGTTGTCGCTGGTGTCTGAGCTGGTGTTGCTGACGGTGTGGCCGCAACGGGTGTTGCCGCTGGCGTAGCCGCAGGTGTCGCTGCTGGTGTTTCCACTACCACTTCCTCTGCCATTACTCGCCCCTTTCTATTGCGGATAAGACATCCTTATCCAATATTTTCCGGAAAAATAAGATATATAAAGTTTCCATCCCCTTTTGAAACGCTAACTGCTGACCGTCTAAAGCCTGTGCATTATGAGCGAAATCAGGCGCTTCAAATATCCCCGACGTCTGGTATATCGCCCGAGCAAAGAACTTACCGTCCTCGGTTGAGAATATGCGATTAGCACATTCCTTTAACTGCTTAACCTGCGCCGCACGCTTGGCGTCCTGCTCCGCTTTTGCCTTGGCCGCTTCTTTAATTTTATCGACCGTATTTTCCATTAAACCTTTCCCCCTTCCGCTTGTTTAGCTGATGCCTCATCCTTTTTTGCCCCCGATATATTCCTCTGTGCTTCTGATCCTAACTTCGCCCCCTGCAACTGCATCATTTGCGCCTGTAACTGCGCTTGTGCCGCAACTGCCGCCTTAAATTCCTCGGCAGTCTTTACAAAACTTCCCCGGATATTCAACGCGTCTTTGAAGTCCGCTAATAGCCCATACCAATCAATAGCTTCAACGATCATCGGGTACAATGAAGCAAGAGCCGTAATAACATTAAGCATCTGCATTAAAGCTTCTAACTTCTCGGCTTTACTTAATTTATCAAGGCCATTATTCCATTTGATTTTGTACCAAGGCTTACCCTGCGCTTTACAAGCGAGAACGGCGTCAGGAATAATTCTGTCTCCTTTACCGGCATTGAATAGTTTCTGCGCTATCTCTGCAAACAGATTCTTATTTATACCGCCTTCATCAAGCCCGTCCTCGATAGAGACACAGCGATGGATTAATACTTCCAGACATTCCGCCTTCTGCTGCTGTAAGAGAGCTGACAACGATTTATCCCTAATAGCGGCTCTCTGTAACATTTCCGTCGCTGTTTTAGAGGATTTATCGTTAAAGTCCAAGAGAATATCAATCTTAAAGGCTGTGGTAATCTTCTCGTTCAGATAAGGAATAAGAAACTTAACGAGGTTAGAAGGATCTCCCACGTCATGCAACTGGAAGATAGGATTCTGCTGCCCATTAGCAAAGGCAGGATTAAATACAGTTAAACCCTCTGCTGATGTGTCTACAACGTTATCCCCCAAGATAGCATTACCCCACATACCAAGAGAAGGGCTTACCTGCTTCTCCATAACCTCAATTACCTTGCCGACCATATAATTTACGCTGCGGATGGTGCTAATTAGCATTGTTCCACTGGACCGGCCGAAGACTTCGCCTCTTATCTTTATTGCCCTGCAAACGCCAATAGGAAGCTTGACATAATCCTCTTCATAGAACGGATCATCGGCGTTATCATCCAAGAACCAAATGCCCTTGTATTTTGCCCCACGCTTGCCCTGTAGCTTGGGATTATAGTCATCGCGCGGGATAATGCCGTGAACGATATTAAACTCTTGGTTGGCGTCATTATTGTTGTAGGCATCTTTAATTGCCTTAGGCATCTTAGCCACCAACTTATCGCTAACCTTACCCTTCTCTTGGCAAAACTCGTTGACTATCCTGTTTGTACGCCAACGATAAGGAACAAAGATAATATCAACCAGACCGTTCTTGCCTTCATCTATTGCGAGGCTGTCAACGCCGTAGTTACGGAAAATAAAAATATTGTCCTCTACGCCCTCCTTGTATGCCTTATTAGGAAACACGCCAATGCCGGAAGTACCAAAAGCTGACTGATCGTAGCTGTAGGCCTTGCCTACGCCCTGCAAGCCTGCTTGGCTGTGATTCATCCTTCCTAACAGCCTCCGGGATCGCCATTCGTAATACTTAGTAAGCTCTGACTCATCCGCTAACTCCAAGACTTCATCGCTTGGCGCCAAGGAGAAGACGTTGTTTCCGTCTCCCCAGATAATCCCCCAGAGATAATCTCCCGCCTGATTAACGGATATTGCGGCAGTAGGGTCATCGATACATTCATCTTTCTGGTTGCCTGGAGTAACAACTTGATTGGCATATTGAGGGTCAACATTGATGCCGACAATTTTGGATATAGACTGCCACAAGGGCATATTCTTATCCCGGTTGACCTTTAGAGATGAATATAAATCTTTATAATTCTGGAAGTCTTTTCTCATTTAGTTCCCCAGCAATGTATCCCTTTTCTTTGTCTGATCCGCTGTTAACTCCGCTCCGGCAGCTCCGCCTTCGGTCTTATACAGAACTGACCGGATTGCTTTGGCTTTAGCCTCGTCTTCATCCACGGCAGTCTCAGCGGATGAGGTATCCACGTCTCCGCCGACAAACTGCAACACGAAAAGACCAAGCAACTTTAAGAAGAATAAATTCATCATTTTGACACCTCCCGATATAATTGTTTAGGCGTTAGAATCCACCATTTATTTATACCCAAGAAATCCTTGCATACTTCAACGCAGGTCTTAAGGTTTAACCTCGGCATAACCATCGCCGTATCTTTTACCGTGTAATCCGCTATCTTATAACCCTTAAGCAGATACTCTGAAATCATCGACTCGACAGGTTTATTTAAGACATATATCTTCGTGTCCCCTTCCGCGGGATCAATCACCAAACAATTCTTATCGTCAATATAGGTTGCTAAAAAGCAGTGAACAAAACACTTATCAAGAAACCTTATCCACCAAGCTTCTTTGTCCGCTGGCTTAAATACGACTATGTAAGTGCGTTGATAACTCAATTATGCGCTCCTACTCTATGGTTAATGCGCTTCACCTGAGAAGCCGCACCGCTTACGGCTACAATCTTGCCTAAGAGGTAACGGATAGCATATATAGCCATCATTACTGAATCAGCATGATCCGGGCTTTCTATGCCGGATTTACGCATCTCTTCCTTTGCTTGGATATAAACAAGGCCGCTTCTTAGATACTTACGCTTGATCGTTTCTAACTGCTTAATTACCTTTTCGTATTTGCCTAAGATAAGCCACTCTTGGTCTGTAAACTCTTTCAGGATAAGGTAGCCGTCAGCGCGCTGATTACCGGCATTGATTTGCAAACTGTCTCCGGCTCCGTCAAATCCCTGTATGTCCGGAATAGATTTCTGCAAGCTGCAAAACATCGGGTATCCTAAACCACCTTTATCAACAATCGTCAAATTAGGCGACCACAACGCCCTTAAGGCTATGGTTTTACCCACGCTGACATCGGTATCCTTGTCTCTCCAGGGCCTTTGATCCACTAACTCCCAATGAACGTTGCTCTTACGCTGTAATAGCGAGGCAACGCAATAAGCGCCGCCAGCTCCGGCAAAGTCAACCGCCATGACTGACTGAGGCACGAACAGATCCCCAAAGGGCTGTAATGTTTTAGACTTATCAAGCTTGGCGAAGTTAAATAAGAAATCCTCTGTCTGGTCTAAAGGTTCCCCTAACCAAATATGAGGATAATCGTCCGAGTGGTTTACTTTACATTCTTCGGCTTCAATCTTAGTGGCCTGAGTGCAATGCTTATTATCATAATAATTAAGAGTGATATGCAGGCA